TCGAAGGAGAAGGAGACCTTGTGTCCAAGTTTGGTGTTCAAGTTAGAGTCCAAGCAACATTTGTCATATCGCTAAGAAGTTGGGAAAGATTCATTTCCCTAGACTCAAACCTTGCAACATCATTTAGACCCAATGAAGGAGATTTAGTTTATTTTCCTTTAAGTGGTTCAATGTTTGAAATTAAATTTGTAGAACACGAAGATCCATTCTATCAAGTTGGTAAACTATTTGTATTTAAACTTAGATGTGAACTCTACGAATACGGTCAAGAAGATTTCGATACAGGTATTGCAGATATAGACTTGATAGAAGACGAACAAGCATACTCATTAAGTATGACAATGGGTAGTGGAAATAATAAAGATTATGTTGCTAATGAGGATATAAAGATAGGTAGCACAGTTGTTGCAGAAGCAGTATCATGGCATCAACCTACTAGTAAACTACTCGCTAAAGACATAACAACAACCCTAGAAGTGAACGATGTATTAGTTGGTGCTGTTTCAGGCGCACAATTTACAATAACATCAATAGATGATAGAATGACATTCTCTAATGATGCGGCTGCTCAGAACTTAGAATTTGAACAGAAAGATACATCGTATCTAGATTTAAGTGAAGTTAATCCGTTTGGAGAACCATAATGATAGAAAAAATAATAGCAAATACTCTTAATATAGACCAAGATGCAGTAAGAGATGAATGTAAACTAGTCGAAGACTTGGGAGCTGACTCTCTTCATGTTGTAGAATTGGTAATGGCAGTAGAAGAAGAATATGGTATATCTGTACCTGATGAAGATGCAGAAAACATATTTACTGTTGGAGATATAAAACAATATGTAGAGGACAATGCATAATGTTCGGAACATATTTCTATAATGAAACTATTAAACGGTGCGTATCAGTATTTGGTACCTTGTTTAATAATATACAATATAAGAAGGTCAAAGCAGATGGAACTGTTTTGACTTCTCCTATTGTTCCGTTATCATATGGACCTAAACAAAAGTTTTTAGATAGAATCGCAGAAGAACCCAATTTATCAGATAAAAATAGAAGTGCAATATCATTACCTCGTATGGCATTTGAACTTACAGGTTTTGAATATGATAGAGAAAGACAACAGAATAAACTTATAAGAGCCGCAAAGTCTACTTATGAGGCAGATGGTAAGAGAGGTTTTCAATACAACCCAGCACCATACAATTTAAACTTTACATTATCTATTCTAACAAAGAATATGAATGATGCATTACAGATAGTAGAACAGATTCTTCCATACTTTCAACCAGAATATACAGTCACAATGAAAATGGTAGATTCAATGCCTGATAATAGAGATGTACCTGTCATTTTAAATAGTGTATCTTTTCAAGATGATTATGAAGGTTCATTCGAAGATAGAAGAATTATAGAATACACTTTAGACTTTACAATGAAAACATACTTCTTTGGACCTGTATACACTGGTAATATTATTAAGAATGTTATTGAAAGAACTTATCTTGGAGATGGCCAAACTGCATTTTCAACATCTGAGATAACTGCCGCTGGTCTAATTAAAGAAGTTAAACACTATGAACCTGCATTTGGAGAAAGATGTAATGCAGTATCCAATTCAACTACGGTAACCTTTGCAACTGCAATAAACAGTAAGATAAGTGTTGCAGACGAGGTGTTTGGAACAAACTTATCAACTAATCCAACCATCGCTAGTATCGCAAACGACAAGAAATCGATAGTGTTATCAGCTGCTATAACAGTTGATGCAAACACACTGCTTAAATTTGTTGGTTCAGTAGACCCAGCAGATACATTTGTTGTTGCAGAAAATGTGACATATTATGATGACGGAGCAAGATATACTTTTGCTGATGAAGACAATACTTAATTATGAACGAAATAGACCAGAAATTGGATGATATTCTAAATATCTCATCTGATATTAAAAAAGAAACACAAGTAGTTAAACTTCCTTCTCGACATGAGAATATGGAAACAGACTATCGATACGCCAGAGAAAACCTTTATGACCTAGTAGAACGAGGTCAAGATGCCATAGATGGTATATTACAACTTTCAAAAGAAACGGAACATCCTCGTGCATACGAAGTCGCAGGCCAATTAATTAAAACTGTTGGAGAAACAGCAGAGAAGTTAATAGACCTTCAACAAAAATTGAAGAAGTTAGAAGGCGAAGACACCAAAGTTGGGACACAACATAATCATTTATATGTTGGTTCAACATCTGAGTTGCAGAAGTTCTTGAAGAAAGAAAAGAAAAAGAAATAATGGTTAAAGCTAAAAACGAAGGTTATCTTGGAAACAACCTTATAAAACGAGCAGGTGTAGAGAGCAAATACACCGAAGAAGAGATAGCAGAATATCAAAAATGCACCAACGACCCTTGCCATTTTATCGAAACTTATACACAAATTATATCACTAGATGAAGGTCTTGTGCCTTTTAACCTTCGTGGTTATCAAGAGGAGTTGGTACATCACTTTGATAAGAATAGATTTAGTGTTGTATTAGCTGCTAGACAGTCAGGCAAATCAATAACATCATGTGCATATCTACTATGGTATCTTCTATTTACACCAGAAGTCACTGTGGCTATTTTAGCGAATAAAGGGGCGATTGCGAGGGAGATGGTAGCCAGAATTGTTACCATGTTGGAAACCGTGCCATTCTTCTTACAACCAGGCGTAAAGATACTGAATAAAGGTAATATAGAGTTTGGTAATGATAGTAAATTAGTGGCGGCCGCAACAAGTTCAAGTTCAATTCGTGGTATGTCAATCAATATGTTGTATCTAGATGAGTTCGCTTTCGTAGAAGATGCAGAAGTATTCTATACTGCGACATATCCTGTGGTAACATCTGGTAAAGATTCTAAAGTTATTATTACATCTACTGCAAATGGTGTAGGTAATATGTTCCATAAGATATATGAAAGTGCGGTTCATGGCAATTCAGAATATGCAAATTTTGTAATAAACTGGTATGATGTACCAGGTCGAGATGAAGAATGGAAAGAACAAACAATCGCAAATACCTCAGAAGCACAATTCGAACAAGAGTATGGTAATAGTTTCTTAGGTACTGGTAATACACTTATCAATGCAGACACCTTATTAGGTATGAGGGCATTAGATGGAGAATGGAAAAGAGGTGGTTTAACTGTTTATGAGAAACCAAAAGAAGGACATAATTATATTACAACTGTAGATGTTTCGCAAGGGAGAGGTATGGATTTCTCTACATTTAGTGTATTTGATATCACTATGAGACCTTTTAAACAAGTTTGCACATTTAGAGACAATATGGTTAGCCCTTTACTCTTTCCGGATTTAATAAATAAGTATTGTAGTAGATATAATGAATCTTTAGTTATTATAGAAAATAACGCAGAAGGTTCGTTAGTTGCTACTCAATTACACTATGATATCGAATACCCTAATGTCTTCACTCAAGGTTTAACAAAAGCAGAAGATATTGGTATTACGATGTCGAGAAAGATTAAAAGAGTAGGTTGTTCTACTCTAAAAGAACTTCTCGAAGAAAATAGACTCGTTGTAGTAGATAGACCCACAATAACAGAACTAATGACATTTGTTCATAAGGGGTCGTCATTCGAGGCAGACAGAGGATATCATGACGATATGGTCATGAATTGTGTTCTTTTCGCATGGTTTGTCACCACCGAATTTTTCACACACTTAACGGATACTGCTGTAAAGGACTTATTATATTCTGAACAACAGAAAATGATAGAAGATGATTTGTTACCAGCAGGAGTATTTGGGGAACAGAACAACGATGAAACATTTGTGGACGCAGACGGACAATTATGGTCTACAGAAGGTTTAAAGTAGTTCTTAGATAAATAAAATATATAAATAAAAGTGTAAACAACTTTTACAATGTAAAAATACATTAACAGGAGAAAAGTATGGCATTTCAAGTTTCACCAGGCGTTCAAGTCAAAGAGATTGACTTATCGAATGTTGTCCCAGCAGTATCCTCAACAAGAGGGGCTTTCGCTGGCTTATTCCAATGGGGTCCTGTTGATGAAGTAAAAACAGTTTCAGACGGACAACAGTTAGTTGATGAATTTTTCCAACCGGCTAATACAGACGCTGGAGCCGAAGACTTCTATTCAGCAGAATCTTTCTTGAGATATGGTTCTTCATTAAGTGTTGTAAGAATATCTAACACTGGATTATTCTCAGCTAACGCTAGTGGGAACGGCGCAACATTATTAAAACACTCTGATGATTACACAAATACTTTCAAAAGTGGTGGTAGTGCAGGTACAGTAGGAAAATGGACATCTAGATTCGCAGGCACTTTAGGAAACTCTCTTAAAGTTTCAGTTTGTGCATCTAGTGACGCTTACTATAATGATAACGCATCTTTAATAAACAATAGTTCAAATTACGCAATTGGGGCAACAACTGTCACAGTTGATAATGGCGCTTTGTTTGTTGTTGGAGATATCATTAAGTTCGCAGCTCACACTAATCTATATAAGATTACGGCAATTTCCTCTCATAACTTAACTATCGAAGCTTTAAACCAACCTGCTGGCACAGGCCTAGTAGCTGCTGTCGCTGATAATTCAGCTGTAGACAGATATTGGGAACACTACGCATTATTCGACAAGGCACCAGGAACATCTGCTCACGCAACATTGATTGGCGCTGTAAATGACGAAGTTCATGTTGTCGTAATAGACGAAGACGGTGCAATAACAGGTACAAAGGGCACAGTATTAGAAGCTCATGGTTTCTGCTCGTTGGCTACAGACGCTAATGACAGTGTTGGTAACTCTAATTATTATAGAGATGTAATCGAAAGAGATTCAAAATATGTCTATTGGTCAGGACACTCAACAGCAATGTTGGCAAGTGCTGCTGAACATAGAACAATGGCAACCGCAGTAGGAACTGCGTTTGGCAGACCCGCTTTACCTGAGTTATCATCATTAAGTGGTGGTGCAGATGGTAGGGCAAACCCAACTGTTGGTCAAAAAACAGATGCATGGGATAAACACTTTGCAGATGGCGAGTTAATCGACATCTCTTTCCTCATCGTAGGTTCAACATCTACTGATGCTGGGGGTGGTTCAGAGTCCGCACAAGATACAGTTGCAGACCATAACAGTATAGTAAACAGTGCTATCTTAATTGCAGAAGCAAGAAAAGATTGCATGGTAGTTGCTTCGCCAAGAAGAGCATCCGTAGTAAATGTATCTTCCGAATCAACTCAGGCAACTAATGTTAAAGCAGATTTCGCATCAGTGACTTCTAGTTCATATTGTGTTCTAGATAGTGGTTGGGTATACCAATACGAAAGATACAACGACAAATACTGTTGGATTCCAGGTAACGGACATACCGCAGGTATTATGGCAAGAGCAGACTTACTGCAAGACCCATGGTATTCACCTGCTGGATTCGCAAGAGGACAATACATGGGTATTACTAAACTTGCGTTTAATCCGAAACAGGCATCAAGAGATGACTTGTATCGTGCAAGAATTAACCCAATAGTCACATTTCCTGGACAAGGAACTGTACTATTTGGAGACAAGACTGCATTAAGTTCACCTTCTGCATTTGATAGAATCAATGTAAGAAGATTATTCATCACTTTAGAAAAGGCTATTTCAACTGCCGCTAAGGCTCAATTGTTTGAATTCAACGATTCATTTACAAGGGCACAATTTAGGGCTGCTGTAGAACCTTTCTTAAGAGATGTTAAGAACAGAAGAGGTCTAATAGACTTCTCAGTTGTTTGTGACGAAACAAACAATACAGATGCTGTTCAAGATAGAAACGAATTCGTTTGTTCAATATTCTTGAAACCAACTAAATCAATTAACTACATAACATTGAACTTTGTCGCCGCTAAGAGTGGTGTTCAGTTCGAAGAAATTTACGGCGCAGTTTAAGGAGTATAAGTAAATGGCAAGTATAGACCAATTTAAAGCACAATTACTCGGCGGAGGCCCTAGAGCAAACCGTTTTAGAGTTTTTATACCTAGAACAGGCAATAAGATTGAATTCTTATGTCAGTCTGCACAAATTCCTGCTGCTACTGTAGGTGTAGTTGAACAACAGTTCAGAGGACATATTCTAAAACTCGCAGGAGATAGAACATTTGAACCTTGGACCGTGACGATTATTAATGATGTAGAATTTTCATCAAGAACTGCCTTAGAGTCTTGGCAAACAGATATCCAAGAATTAGACAGTGGTGAAGGTATGACTTCATTAGACTACTTAGTAGACAGAGCATTTGTTGAACAATTAAATAAAGACGACTCAGTTCTTGCGAGATACGAATTCTTTAACATGTTTCCAACCTCTATAGGTGCTATTGACTTATCATATGAGACAGTCGATGCATTGGAGACCTTTGATGTTGAATTCCAGTATTCTCATTGGGAAAGAGTCCTTTAATTTAGTGAATAACTCCCCCTTTAGGGAGTTATAAATATTATTATGGAAATTTTTGGGTTTGAAATCACTCGTAAGAAAGACGAGTTAAGAGTAAAAGATGTAGCAAAGAAGTCAGCGGCTTCTTTTGTTGCACCTGTTGAGGATGATGGAACTCCCATTATCCAACAAGCACCAGGTGGTTTCATATCAGGTGGAGCATATGGTTCCTATATTGATATGGAAGGCGGTATCAAGAATGAGGTCGCACTCATTACAAGATACCGTGAAACATCTCTGGTTCCAGAATGTGATATTGCTATCGAAGATATAGTAAATGAATGTATAGTTTCAGATACCCAAGATAGAATAGTCTCATTAGACTTAAGAGATGTAGAATTGTCAGACAGCATCAAAACCAAGATGCATGACGAATTTAAGGGGATTCTCTCCTTAATGAAATTTCATCAAAATTCTCATGAACTATTCCGAAAGTGGTATGTTGACGGCAGGATTTATTTCCATAAAGTCGTTGACAGTAAAAGACCACAGCAAGGTATGGTTGATATAAGAAATGTCGACCCCTTGAAAATCAAGAAGGTTAGAAATGTCGAGAAAGAGAAAGACGCTAAAACCAAGATTGATATAATAAAGAAAGTTGAAGAGTTTTATATCTTCAGCGATAAAGGTTTCGATAAAGGTAGTGCCAGTGAGGGCTCTACAGTAAGAATCGCACCAGAGGCAGTAAGTTATACAACTTCTGGTATGTTAGATTACACTAAGAATGTAGTCATAGGTTACTTACACAAAGCATTGAAGACTGCGAATCAGTTATCAATGATGGAAGATGCACTTGTTATCTATAGGATTTCAAGGGCACCAGAAAGAAGAATTTTCTACATTGATGTAGGAAACCTTCCAAAGGCAAAGGCAGAACAGTATCTTGCAGATACTATGAACAAGTATAGAAATAAACTTGTTTATAATGCAGATACAGGCGAAATCAAAGATGATAGACGCCACATGTCAATGTTGGAAGATTTCTGGTTACCTAGAAGAGAGGGAGGTCGAGGAACTCAGATTGAAACTCTTCCAGGTGGCATGAATCTTTCAGAGATAGAAGATATAGAATACTTCAAGAAGAAGTTGTATCGTTCTCTAAATGTACCTATCTCAAGACTTGAAGCTGATAATGGTTTCAATATGGGTAGGGCATCTGAGATATCTAGAGATGAACTTAAGTTTAATAAGTTCACAAAGAGATTACAGACTAAGTTTGCAAGACTCTTTACAGATTTACTCAGAACACAAATGATATTGAAAAACATTGTGTCAGGAGAAGAGTTCGATGCATTTAAAGATTTTATATATTATGATTTTGCGACAGATAATCACTTCCAAGAATTGAAAGAGGGAGAAATTATCAGAGAAAGATTAGATACTCTTTCACAGGCAGAATCATTTGTTGGTAAGTATTTTTCTGATGAATATATCAGAAAACATATACTTCGTTTCTCAGAAGACGATATCGCTAGAATACAAGGCGAAATGGATAGTGAGGGACATAGTGAAGAAGAAGGAGATGAATTCTAATGTCAGAAATTAGTAAACAGATAGTAGACCAGATTGAATCTGGTAAATTAAACGATGCACGAGAAACTATAAATCAAGGCATCAAACAAAAGGCTGCTGACGCTGTCGACATGAAAAGAGTTGAAATGTCAGTAGATTGGAACAATGGCGAAGACTTGGGAACAGATAATAACGATTCTGAATGAGGCAAAGTTTAAATTTCCTCGTGACCAGAAAGAAGTTAAGAAGGAGACTCAAAAGGTCGCCGGCAAAACTCTCGACATAAGGTTCGGAGAGGATAAACGAGGCAAAGTTCATGTCTATATAGATGGTGTTTCAATGGGAGACCCATATATAAATATGAAGGCTGCTGAGAAAGAGATGAAGAATATTAAGAATGTAATTAGACAGATGGGTGAAGAAGACATCTCAAAACATGATATACTAACAGTAATTAGGGAGTCAAATACATGAAATTAATATCAGAATTTACAGACTATCAAGTCGCACCTGTAATAGTCGAAGAGAACGAAAAGGGTGAAAAAGAATACTTCATAGAAGGAGTATTCATGCAGGCAGAAATAAAAAACAGAAATGGTCGTGTATACCCTAAAGCCGTAATGGCAAAAGAAGTAAACCGATATGTAAAAGAGTTCGTAAAAAAAGACAGAGCATTCGGTGAGTTGGGACATCCAGACGGTCCAACAATCAATTTAGACAAAGTATCTCACATGATTACCAAACTAGAAGAAGATGGTAATAACTTCATGGGGAGAGCAAAGATTTTATCAACACCAAACGGTCAGATTGTAAGAAATCTGATTAATGACGGTGCAAAACTAGGAGTATCTTCTCGTGGTCTAGGTTCACTAGAACAACGAGGTGGTGCTCAATATGTTAAAGACGATTTTCAATTGGCAACTGCCGCTGATATCGTTGCAGACCCTTCCGCTCCAGAGGCTTTCGTAGAAGGCATCATGGAAGGAGTAGAGTGGGTCTATGAATCTGGTATTCTTAAAGCACAAGACGCCGAACAAATGCAGAAAGATTTAAAAGCTGCAAGGCTTAATAAACTTGAAGAAACCAAATTAATTTTATGGAAAAAGTTCGTAGAGAACCTATAATATATAAATAAAAGAGTTAAGCTAAAACTCAAACAGGAGAAACAAATGGCAGATTTAGAAAAAAACCTAGAACAGGCAATAGAAGAGGCTCTTCAGCCAGATTCTAAAGCTCAAAAAGGTGACTCAAAACCTGTTAAGCAAGGTTCATCTGATGCCGCTAAAATTGAAAGTGGTAAAGGTGAAGTCGTCAAACCAGAAGAAAATCCTGTTGACAAAGCAGTTGCATCTATTAAAAGTGCAGAGAAAGGAACCAAAGAAGTGAGTGGTGACGCTCAACAGAAAGGGGAAGCTCCTGCCGAGAAGCAACCTAAGTTGAAAAAAGTAAAAGAGGAAGAAGATAAAGATTCAGAAGATACAATCGCTGAAGAAGCTCCTTCCAAAATGCAAACAATCAAGGCTATGGTCAACACTATGAAGGATATGAGTAAAGAAGACTTACAGACTATGTATTCAGAAATGGTACAGTCTGAGGACGAAACTCAAGAGGTTGACGAATCCTTGACTAAAGCAGAAATTGCAAGAAATATCGTAGAATTCTTAAAGGGTTCAGACGAAGAAACAGTTGCAGAAACTTATTCGAAGCTTGAAGAAAAAGTAGCTAAAGAAGAAGACGAAGGTGACGAAGAAGAAGACGAAGACGAAGATGATGAAGACGAAGAAGAAGTTGATGAAAAGAAAACTACTAAAGAGTCTACAGAAGTTGAGTCTGAGTTAGTTGAGATGGAAATAGAAGACGACCTAGAGAAAATCTCAGAAGCACTTGAACTATCAGAAGAAAATTCTGAGAAAGCAAGAACTATCTTCAAAGCCGCTGTATCTTCAAAAGTTGCTGAAATCAAAGAAGAATTAGAAACAACTTACGAGAAGAATTTAGAAACCTCAGTAGATAAAGTCAAAGAAGACCTCGCAGAGGCCGTTGACAAATATCTATCCTATTGTGCAGAAGAGTGGACGAAAGAAAACGAACTTGCAATCGAAAGAGGTTTGAGGTCAGAAATGACAGATAACTTCATCGAAGGACTTAAAACATTGTTCGTAGAACATTATGTTGAAGTTCCAGAAGATAAGTACAATGTTATTGATGAACTCGCAAATCGTCTTGATGAGATGGAAGAAAAACTCGACAGTGAAGTCCAGAAGAATATGGATGTAGTTGCTGAGAACGACCAACTCAAAAGAGGCAATGTGATTAGAGAGGCATGTAATGACCTAACTGAATCACAAACAGAGAAGATGGTTTCTCTTGCAGAAGGTGTAGACTTCACAAGTGCTGAAGACTTTAGTGATAAAGTTGAAGAACTTAAGAATGCTTACTTTCCAAAAGAAGAAGACATCGCAGAAGAAACGAGAGTAGAAGAAGGAACTGGTGAATTTACTTCAAGTGAAGAAACTGTTCTAGATCCTACTATGACTCAGTATTCATCTGCAATTAGTAAACTACAACCATTAGGTTAAATTTAAAGGAAATCAGAAATGTTTTTATCAGAAAATTTACAAGAAAAGTGGAGCCCTATTCTAGAGCACTCCGATTTACCTAAAATCGAAGACAACTACAAAAGAGCCGTCACTGCTGTAATCCTAGAAAACCAAGAGAAGGCACTTGCAGAAGACCGCCAAACTCTTGAGGAAGCAGCACCTTTAAATGCTACTGGCACTGGAATTAGTAATTGGGATCCTATCCTAATTTCACTAGTTCGAAGAGCTATGCCAAATCTCGTTGCTTACGACATTTGTGGTGTTCAACCAATGACTGGTCCTACAGGACTTATCTTCGCTATGAAAGCAAGATACCAAGATTACCCTTCAGGTACAAGATTAGCAAATTCAGAAGCTATGGGTGTTAATGAGCCGAGAACTGCTCATTCAGCCGCAGCTAACACTGACAACGCTGGTGTTGATGCTGATCCAGAAGGTGATCCATTTGCTGGTGGTAGTGCGTATCAAAACGCTACTTCTACTGGTATGAGCACAGCTACAGCTGAAGCATTAGGCGATGCCGCTAATAACGCATTTGCTGAAATGTCATTCACAATTGAAAAATCAACTGTGACTGCTGTATCCAGAGCATTAAAAGCAGAATACACTCTAGAACTTGCACAAGACTTAAAAGCAATCCACGGTCTTGACGCTGAATCTGAGTTAGCAAACATTCTTTCAAGTGAAATACTTGCAGAGATTAACAGAGAAGTTGTAAGGGAAGTAAACAACCAAGCAAAAACTGGTGCAGCCGCAACAGCAACTGCTGGTACTTTCAACTTAGATGTTGACGCTAACGGAAGATGGTCAGTTGAGAAGTTCAAAGGTTTATTGTTCCAAATCGAAAGAGAATCAAACACAATTGCAAAAGAAACTCGTAGAGGAAAAGGTAACTTTATCCTTTGCTCAAGTGATGTTGCATCTGCTCTTTCAATGGCTGGTGTATTAGATTACGCACCTGCACTTTCCACTAACTTGAATGTTGATGACACAGGCAATACTTTCGCCGGTGTTCTTAACGGAAGAGTTAAAGTATATGTTGATCCATATGCTGGCGCAGACTACATGACAGTTGGTTATAGAGGTACTAACCCTTATGACGCTGGTATGTTCTATTGCCCATATGTTCCATTACAAATGGTTCGTGCTGTTGGCGAAAATACTTTCCAACCTAAAATCGGTTTCAAAACAAGATACGGAATGGTTTCAAACCCATTCGTAGGTGCTACACCTGCTAACGGTCTTGCGACTGATGGAACTAACCAATACTACAGAAAAATGGTAGTTTCTAACATTATGTAAGAAACTCTATTGTAGTAGAACTACAGTTCAAAGTTAAAAGGGGTCTTTCGAGACCCCTTTTTTTATGCACTAAATATAAAGTATCATTAAGATACAGACATAACACACATACACACAGGAGGAAATTATGTCACAACCAAAATCAGGCTTCGAAATCAGAGCCGACTTACTAAACCAAGCACAAGGTCTCTTAGAAGGAAACCTCTACAGAGATAATGAGGCTATTGGTATTCACAATGAAAACTTCCCAAACGATAAAAGGGCACTAGGTGACCAATTCGTTTCTACGGAAGAAGTCATTGCGACTGCTAGACAGTTGAATGAGTTCGTTAATGAGAAGTAAATACTTTTATTAACTAAGAAAGGGGACTACGGTCCCCTTTTGCATAAATAGTAGCATGGGTATAAAAACAGATATAAACAAATCGATTCTAAATAAAAATAACTTTAGACTTCTAATAGATAAAGTCCCTACTGTAGAATATTATGTTAGAACAGTAAACATACCAGGTGTTCAGTTTGGAGAAACAGTTCAACCTGCTGGTGTTGGTTTAGAAGCTTTCTTTCCAGGCGATAAGGCATCATTCGATACATTAGAAGTATCATTCTTAGTAGACGAAGACTTACAGAACTTTGTAGAGATATACAATTGGATAGACTCTATAGTTCCTTTAAGTGATCCAGAATTGTATGGAACATTTACCGGAACTGCAAAATCAGGTACAAATGTTTTACAATCTACTGCAAATGACTTAAATCAATACTCAGATATAACACTAGTTATCAACACAAATAAAAATATCGCAAACAGATATATTAGATTCCATGATGCATTTCCTATTGCATTAGGTTCAATTGAACTAGAATCTGGTGCTGATGCAGAACCAGCACTAGTTAATGTATCATTTAGATTCTCATACTACGACATAGCAACCAAGTCTTAAAACCCCTTATAAATACTACTATATTGTGTTATAATGGTATATTATGAACTTACAAGAACTTAAAGCTGAGTGGGAAAAGGATTGCATTATTGATGATATAGAACTTGATTCTGCATCTTTAGAAGTTCCCAAACTCCACGCAAAATATTCAGACGAACTAACCAACAAAGTATTACTACTTAAGAAGTTAAACACTGACTACAACGAACTATTAAAGTATAAGTGGTTGTGGTTTACAGGTAAGTTAGATGACGATACTATAGAGAAGTTTGGTTGGCAAAAAGACCCATTCGATGGTCTTAAAATCATGAAGAATGATATGAATTACTTCTTCAATTCAGATGAAGATTTAGTTAAATTAAAATCTAAAATAGAATATCTTGAAGTCACTGTAGACTTCATTAAGAGATGTATGGATAATATCACATGGAGACATCAAACAATCAGAAACACCATTGAATGGCGCAAATTTATGGCGGGTCAATAATGATATTAAGACAATATTGTGTAGTCTTTCCTAATTATTTTACACCACACGAAGTTGATAAGATACACGCAGTTGCAAATCAAATAGAAACTCTTCCAGGTCTTATTGGTAATAAAGATGTGGATCCAGATTCACCTGATCCATTGGAAGGTAATGATGATAG